CAGCTCGCCAAGGCTTTCCTGGATTTGTCGGCCCTTCTACAAGATATGCGTATACGCCCTGTATGGGTTCACATTTAAGAACCTTTACTATTTCATTCTTTTTGCCTAGCAGGAATTCTGGATGATCACCACTTGCAGGTTCTATAATATCGGCAGTTAATACAAGTTCATCACCCACCATAATCAAGCTCTCTTCTTTGGCTTCTTGCTCATACTCTTCTGTACATTGTTCTATGGTCCCCATTACGACACCCTCACAACAGTTTTTTCCTCAACTTTCACTCCGGGAAGTATCGCACTCTCAAACTGATTGAGGTATTTCTTGAGCTTTCCCATGTTCACATCAAGCAGTTCAAAGGGGGCTTTTCCTTCTGCAATGGACTTAATCAGAGAGGCTTTGTTAAAAACAGTGGGGATTCTCTCTTTCCTTCCGCTCCCTACTCCCTTCAAAGATGGTCTTGTTGTCTGTACCGGGGCAATATGCACCTCTTCTGCCTGTACCTGATTTATCTCGATAGTCTCCACCTTGTTCCTGAGTTTTGTCGCTAAGACTTCAATCATCTTCGACGTAGCCTCTGCATCAGGACTGCCCACTTCGTAGCTCTCAAGCTTGGTTTCAAGCTCCTCAAGCTGCTTTTCAATGTCAGTGCCTTGTGCAATGTGCTTCTCAAGGCGCTTTGTTATCCGGTCAACCTCTTTAGTTCTTAAATCGGCAAGCCTTTCTTCTTCTATCTGGGCAAGCCTGTTGCATTCGGTAATATAGACACCAATGCTATCCTCAACGATCTTTTTAGCCTGTTCAGGAGGAGAAAGATGTTTTTTTTCCTGAGCACAAATTTCCTTGTGCGCTGCTGAAGCTTTTTTCTTCATAGGCCCAAAAGTTGCGTCCACCTCTTTCATTAAGGAACGGCAATCCCTTACCATATCCTTTGCAGTCTCAAGGCTCTCATCATCCTTGATTGTAAGAGCTTTGGCCTTTATGACGATAGCCGCCCCTTTTTCCTCGATAACTTTAACTTCCTTGCCTTCTTTTGCTTCGCTCATGATTTCCCTCCTAATGTGAATGGCAATAAAGAACATTGAAATCCTGCTGCTTGCTTGTGCCCTCCACCACCGTGAATTTTGGCTATTTCCCCTTCATAGACCTGCTGCCATGGAAACTTATCACCATAGTTAATTCCGATCATTTCACAATCTGGGTACGCTCTTTTTACTATTGCCCCGGAACAATGACCATCTAGATCTACTGAATGATAAAAACACTTCATTTTTTATCGTCTCCCTTCTTTTCCTTAAGATTTATCTTCTTATTTTTATACTCATTCCTGATATGTTTAGCGAAGAACTTACCTGGCGACCCATCACCACAAAGAGCAAGGAAAAGCCTTTGATTTGTTTTGTAGTAGCGATAAATACCGCTCTTATGGAACTCAATATCAATTGTTTCATCATCCGGGTTATATCTTGCCCTCTTCAGATTGGAAGATTTTAAGTCTGTCCAGGGTGGGGTTTCTTCCTTCGGCTCTCCATGCTCCATCTTCTCGTAGCAGGAAGGGTCATTGCCTGTTTCCTCCATATCCTGCTGCATATGCTCTTCACAGATGCGGTTGTCCATTTCATCAAAGTATTCAGCCTCGTTGTCGCAGCTTTCTATTCCGCATGTGTTATTGTTTTCATTCATGGTTTTACCTCTTTTGGGAAACAATTAATTCTCTCATTGAGGCAATTAGAGTATGCCTGCATTGCCTCAAATTGTTTATGGAGCCTTACCCTTTCCGCCCCTTCAAGAGAGTCGTGTGTATCACTCCCCATAAAAGCTGACAACTTGTTTATTTTAATGTCTAATCCCCTCTTCTCCTCAATTACTCTGTCCTGATGTTTTTCCATTTTCTACTATCTCCCTTTCATAAAGTTATAAACTGCTAATTTGTTTAAAAAGAATCTAAAATCACCCCTGTTTGTTTCAGGAATAAACTTAAAATCGCTTCCATCTTTGGGAAGTTTTAAAACGTATCTCTCCTTTCTCCCTCTGAATTTATTAACCTCTGTATCAAGGTGGTCATAGGCTCCAAGTTGAACGCCTGCCATGCCATGAGCACCTGTTTTAATGTCCACCACTGCCCTCTTGCCCCCATATTTCCGCTTCAAAGTGCAGATAATATCTGGAGTGCCGGCATAGTTGTATTTGACTGAATACATCGGCTCTTCAACAACATGAATTTCTTGAACATACTCATCCTTCCATGCAATAAACTGATTGAGAGCATCGGCAATATCAGAATGAAGAGAATCCCAATCTACGCCGCATGTGAGATAATAATGGACTGCATTATGAACGGCTGTGCCATGATCCGCTGCCGTGGCAAAGACTTCTTTGGCAACTGCTGATCCGGTGAAGGTATCAACGTAATATTCAGCGCCGTAAATATTAGCCTCTACGAATTGCCCTATGATTGTCGTAACTCCGGGAACTTGTACGCCGTTCCATTGGTAAGTATGGGTCGGGTCGTCAAAGGTTAGCATGGCTTAAATTCCACTACCCACACCCAAGGATTAACGTCCCATCCGTAGCCTCGTTTTTTATTGATTGAATTCCAAAGAAGTATAAATGAACTTAAAGCGTTAGACATCATGACATTATAGTTATTCTCTGAAAGACCCCAATTGTCTTGCATTCCGTAGCTATCCCTATCGAGGAATCGGATACCTTCTGTTATTGCGTCTTTATTTGTCATCTCCTGCACCCTCTCAACCCTGATATCTGTTATTTCAAGGTTGATACGGGAAGCATCACGAGGCATATGGATCGAAGGTATTCTCCCAAATTTACGCGCCCACGGTCTGGCCTCCCTTGGTTTATACTCATCACCTTCCCATTCATCATCATAAACAATACAAGGAATATCGCCAAATCCGGGCAGGTCACACCCGGTAAATGTCTCCCGAACCCAGAGACGCTCCCCTACTCGACCGTAAGGACAAGCGTTTATCCAGTTTTGCTGTTCTTGGAATTCATATTTCTTTTTATATAGCCACCGCCAAACAGACATTCCGATGCTTCCAAACTTGTATTTGTATGGCTGAGGCTTCATAACCCGTCTTGTCTGAGTTTTACGGCCAGACAAAACAGCCTTGACCATTTCAGCATTAAATAGTATTGGTTTTTCTTTCATGGCGGCACCTGATCCCAAACCCTACCGCAAAGTTTTGGCATCTTGACAAGCTTTCCTTCTTCATCAGGGCCTTGCTTGTAGAAGAAAGGGACTCCGAACGCTTGACACTGTTTCTGTATGGATTCTGCCCATTTATGCTGCATAGTCCTTGCCCTCCTGCCTGATTCAGCACCACATATCACCCAGTCAAGCAGCCACTCACTATAAGACACGTCTATTTCTTCCAGCATTGGCTCAATAGAAACAAGCCTCTTTGCTGCTGGAGTAGCTATCAAGACGTTCGCCCTTCTGTTGAATTGTTCTTGATTCTCGGCAGATACCCCAAGCCAGACATTAGGAGTGATGCCATTAAGATCCACCCACTTGAACATGAATTTTCTCATACGGTCTGGCCGCTTTGTCAGTATTATATAGGTATGCTGTGGAATGCTTGCCATTGCCCAGAATATTGTCTCTATGACCCTTTCCGGTAAGTCCTCGTGAAATAAGTCTCCCATGGAACAAACAAACACCCTCTGAGGCTTTCTCCACGATTTAGGTTGATCAAGCCTGTCTTTATGATAAGCAATCTCATTAAAGCCATAGCCCCACTTACTGCCAAAGCGTCTAAAGATTTCTTCTGCATAGCAATTCTTGCAACCTTCTGAGATTTTGGAACAACCTGTTACTGGATTCCAAACTCTGTCACACCATTGAATATTAGTTTTAGACATTTTTCACCTCTTATAACAATATCGATCTTGGTTATAAAGTGCTGCGGCTCCACAACACTTCTTGGCCTTCTTGCCGCTCCCACAAAGGCAAGGGTCATTTCTGCCCACTTTCCCAAGCGTTGTCCTTGTCCCATTTCGCATCCAGAATTGTTCCGGCCAATATGCTATGACCATGACTGGAAGAATTAGAATCAGGAAGAAGAGAAAGGCTATTATCAGGGCAATGAATTCGGTCATTTTAGTCCTTCTTAGCCGTTAACAATTCAGCAACCTTGTCATCTTTCAGCATCCCAAGCTCTGCCATTTTCTGCACAACAGAAGAGGCGTACATGAAGTCATATTGTTTTTTAATTTCATCAATATGCTTTTTGGCATAAGCTTGAAGCTGCTTTTTAGGGGAGTCCCAAAGTTTGCTATTGCGGTGCTCTATCTGCTGTATTATCCACTCCTTTACAGTCACCGCTGACTCAGAGTTTGAAGATGGTCTTACTTTTCCACTGGCGACAACCTCCCTTGTTATCATGGCTACCTCAGTCCCAAGGTTTTGCTTGAATTGTGCTGAAACTTCTTCCTTGACCGTTATTTCAATAATATCCTTGAGTTCGGCTCTAAGCTGATGAAGAACGGCATGTTTGATGCTATTCCTTAAGCTATCGCTCAGACTATCGCCACTATCTGACCAGACATCTTCTAGGTCAATTGTCACTGTTAATTTATTTTTCATTTACTTCCTCCTGATATCTCTTAAAAAGCCCCTGCCCCTCGGTAGAAGGGCAGGGTATGGATGGACTAAAATTGATGCGGACAACAGGACTCGAACCTGCAATTTCAGGGGCTGATCAACACCCTAGTATCAGATATCATCAATGACCGCTAAGTCACTGCTTCTTCTCCAATACAACCGGATTAGCATTCCGGTGCGTCTACCAGTTCCGCCACGTCCGCTTACTTAAAATTCTACATCTGCATCAAAAGGACATGCCTTACCTGTTCGGACACAAACGCCCTGATCACCATCTTTTGCCAGGTCTTCACAACCGTCCGATTTAAACGGACAGTTATCAGGCAAGGAATATTCTTCCGTCATTTTAGTTTTGAGCTTCCCGTAAGATGCTCTTGCCCATTTTACTGACGTTTTTGAAGTCAGATTTGACAGCCACTTTTCATCACCCTCTTTTCCGAATATGGAGATTTCCTTTAATGTCTCAGTCCATACAGCTTTATCACCAGCACTGTAAACATCTAAAAGAAAGTTCAACTTCTCTACGACATCCCCGTCATCTTTGCCGCTGATCGTTTTTGCCTGCTCCTTCAGCTTTGAAGCTGTCTTTTTTTCATCTTTGGTGGGTTCTGGTTCATTTGCAGGCTTTACGGTAGAGGCTTTACTTTCAGGGGTAATATCAACAGGGTTATTAGATTGAAACTCTTCAGCAACATACATATTCCCCACATCTTCAGGAAAAGCCTCTCTTAGTGCCTGGACAAGAGCAACCTTTTTGAGCATTGTCTTCTTCTTTTTCTGCCACATATCAGTAATGGTGCCGTTCTGCTTTTTCCCAACATACTCATCAAGGTCAACTTCAACCGTGACAGGAACTACATGCCCCTCCACATAGACCTTTGCCCATGCAGATTGACCATCATCAGCCATCCCCACTTCATGCCCCTGATATTTTGGGTTCCTTGCCGCCCTCTTCATGAAGACTTTTTTAGCCGTTACCATCGTAGCCGGGGCAGTACCAAACTTGATAAGGTACACATCCTTTAAGAAAGGATTAAGCTGCTCGAATTTACACAAAGACAGAAACATTTGTACTTCCTGATCTGTTACCTTGTCGGCGTCGCCACTGACAAGATATTGCTTGATAATCTTGTCTGACAGTTCGATATTCTGACCGCCTGATACATACTTAGTTAATTGATTATTCACTTTCTACCTCCTCTATTCTTCAACGTCAAAACTATCTGCCTGTGGGCAACCATCACTATGAACGCCTTGCTCAGGACTTCCGCAGTCCTGACACTCGTACATCTCCCCTGCCTCTACGGGATTATCAGGAGCCTCTACGACTCCATTCTTCATAAGATCTTCTAATATTCTTGAAGCCCTGTTGTACCCGATCTTAAGTTTTTTCTGGAGAAAGGAGATAGTGATAAAGATAGTCTTGTCCTGTTCGACTAAAGTAACTGCTTCACTATAAAGCATATCTCCCTGTCCATCATGCTCTGCGCTCTCTTCAGTGGACTCCTTGAGAGGTTCGGTATCAGCCTTCTTCTCCTTTTTCTTTCTAAGCTTTAGATGCTGCTGCTTTTCAAACTCCTCTATTTCAACTATCTTAACGAGGGTCTGAGTGTCAGAGCGAAACAGAGTTTTCTCGTTGTTCTCCCAATCGTAGTGCCACCAGCATTCAACCTGGCGCATCTCCTGCCCTGTAGACACTTTCTGGCTCAATGCAGATATGTTTGACTCATGGACATTGATTTGCGCCGTGTACTCAGACATAGCCTGTTTTTTACTTAATTCACTCTGGGTCTTGCTCTGGTGTTCTCCTGCCAACCTTCGGGAATAGTCAAGGGTTTCTTCCTCTGTCAGCTTACAAGACAGTTCCCTTTCTTCCCTCTTTATGTCATCTGATTCCATTCTCTTTCCTCTCTATGTTATTTTTTAATCTTTTAATTCCTCTTTATATCTATTTAGATACTCCCCAAAACCCCTCTCTGATAGTAATTTCAATATTCTCAAAACCGTCTTTTTAGGATATTTAACTATGTCATTCCAACAAGGCCGATGAACTGAAAATTTACCAATAAGTTCCCATTCAGTTTTCTTAAATACCTCATTTTCCTCTCTGCGGATTAGCTCAATAAATAGATCATGGCAATACCCATCTGTATAGTTTTTTGCACCGCGAAGGTTTGCATCGCCAAGGTCTGCACCGCCAAGGTCTGCACCGCTAAGGTTTGCACCGCTAAGGTTTGCACCGCTAAGGTTTGCACCGCGAAGGTTTGCACCGCCAAGGTCTGCACCGCCAAGGTCTGCACCGCGAAGGTTTGCACCGCGAAGGTTTGCACCGCCAAGGTCTGCACCGCTAAGGTCTGCATCGCCAAGGTCTGCACCGCCAAGGTCTGCACCGCCAAGGTCTGCACCGCCAAGGTTTGCACCGCCAAGGTCTGCACCGCCAAGGTTTGCACCGCCAAGGTTTGCACCGCGAAGGTTTGCATCGCCAAGGTCTGCACCGCCAAGGTCTGCATCGCCAAGGTCTGCACCGCTAAGGTTTGCACCGCTAAGGTTTGCACCGCTAAGGTTTGCAGCAATAACCACATCTTTTAGAGCTGCTCCCTTGCCTTTATGAATAGCTTTACCTGTATGCCTATGTTTTATTTCAAACTCAATAAGTTTCACCCTTAACCTCCTTCTCAGCTCTCTCCCTTACAATCTCAACACCAACACCCTTGACGCTTGGATGTTCCGGGTGCATACAAAAACCGCCCTCAGAATGTGGACAATCCTCACAGACTGCAATATCCCCAGGACATACATCATCTATAAACTTACCAAGCTTTTTCGTGAAATCACTCATTCCTTACCTCCCTCAAATACTTTCAACGTGCAAAGCTTTTGCCAGCAACGGCAGTTCTTCCGGCCTGATCTTTACTTTCCCTCTTTCGATACGAGAAAGCCTTATTTCCTGAATACCTGTCTTCGCCGCTAACCAATGTTGAGTCATGCCAAGCTTTCGCCTGTGCTTCACTATTCTTTCACCTATCTTCATTTCTCCTCCTTTCTGATTCATGGTGAAAGCATAGCCTGTGCGGTTTTCCCTGTCAAGCCCTTATTTCACTTTTCTTTCACTTTTCTTTCACTTTATGTCTTGACAGGGTTTGAGGGGCTTGGTATTATGGGGGCAAGTGAAAATTAAAGGGAGGGTACATGAAAAACAAATTACACATAGCATTGAGCCCTCTAACAAATACTATTTTTGCCGGGAAAATATTGAAAAAAGGCATATGGGCTGCGGGGAAACAAGATGTGACAATGGATGCGCTTATTTCTGTTGCAGAACATGTGAAGGCTTTTGGAAAACCTGTTGAAATTACAGATAGTGAAGGCAAGTTAATTTATAAAATTATAGTAGAGTAATGCACTTAATCACCAGCGTTAGTATAGATGGTATTAATAATTAAGGAGAAGACGACATGGAACATAACCCAGAGCGTGAAATCAAAGAAATGGACGAAAAAATTGATGAGCTACATAGCGTAGTAAGTGATCTTGGTGGCGCAGTTAAGTCTGAGTTTATTGAAAAGATAGAGGCTGTCATTGAAGAATGGACTGACTACACCAAAAAATGTATTGAGGGGCTGGTTGAAGCCCTAGAGAATGCAACTGATGACGCCTAACGACTTAATCACCAGCGTTAGTCTGGTTGATGTTATCGAAAATATCAAAGGGAGGGTTATGTTGGAATATTTAGGAATAGCCACTAAGCTTAGTTCTTATGCTGAAAGGCACTTAGACGGGGAGGACAAAGAAGCTCTAAATTACTATATCCCATGCAAGGCTTACCTTACTGAAGAAAAGGCCGAAATTGACGGAAGCTTTTTGGTTGCTCTGGAGGGGATGGGAAGCAGGGACGGACTTGTTCATTTAGATATGTTAGTTATCGAAAATATTAAGGGGAGGGAATAATGCTCAGGGAATTCATGATATATGCAAGAGGTCTCGGTGATTGGCCTCAAGATATATTTAAAGATGTTGCCTGTAACAAGTATAGGGGTAGTGGGCGAAAAGGCAACGGGCGCAAGAAAAAGAAGAATATGAATCGTGTAAGCAGATCGACAAAAAGAAAGCACAATAGAAGAGCTTAGGTGGTTGAAATAATACAAGCAGCAAATCAATTAACGTGGCCGGGTGCATTTGCCCTATGATGTAGGACTTCTATTCCTCTTTTTTCAGCGTTTCAATCATGCTCTTTAGCTGACTAAACTGCTGCCTTGATAGCTTTGGCTCCCCTTCTGCCTCATGTTCTATCTCGCTTTCTTTTAGTATATTGTCAAGCTCGGCACCCCTGTTTTTAAGCCTTCGCCCTTTGATGTTTACCCATATCAATATCAAGGCTGAAACCGTTGTTGCAATGGCCAGAATGTCGGGCAACCATCCCATCACTGCCGTTACTCCTGAAGCAAGAGAATAGAGATATAGTAATCCTTGGTTTGACTGTCCTATGTGCTGCCCTGCTGCGGCAATAGTCTCTTTCATTTTACCTCTCCAGACTTTAGTTTATTCAAATGATAGAAGAACATTTTACCTTTAAAGCCAGGAACTTTATCCCTCATTTTTTCCAGTTCCTTACGCTCTTTAGTGTCTGACAATTTCCACCTACCCCAATATATTTGCGCTCTGGCTTTAGGGGAAGAATAGAGAAGGTCAACCCAAAACTTACGCTCTGGGATATCCTTGAGACGTTCATGTGTCATAAACCGCCTCATGAGCCTTCTTCTCTCAATCGGAGGTTGTGTCAAGACATACTTCTTTACGTCCTTCTTGCTCACATCTCCATCAAAGTACTTCTGGGTGTAATTATCAAAGTCCCTTGTTACTATGTGCCTCTCGGTTCTTGCCTCAACGTCAGCTTTTTCAATATCCTTGCCATACTTATAGTAAGGATCTGTGCTTCTTACTATTTTCCTGATAAAAGGCTTTTTAAGTATGACCTCTTCCGTTACGAGATTCTTGTCTTTATCGTCAAGCCCTTTAAGCACAGCTTGCGTTCCACCACCAACAAGGGACGTCCATATGTTCCCGTATGTAAAGTACTGCTGTAGGGCGCTTTTGAGCCTTACAGGTGACATTCCGGTTGCCTTGCCTGCCTTCTTGAACGCTTCTGGTGTATATTTGGTATATTCTTCTTCCGGCTTAACCTTTGGACCTCTCCAGATATCCTCATTAAACCAGAAATCCTTATTTGCAGAATAGCCAAGAATTGCCTCAACCGTGGGAGGTAAATTTGTTGGAGAAAAGGGAATGAAGTCTTTTGCTGCCATAGTGACCTGATCTGCATTGACCTCATCACCTATGGATTTGGCTGCTGCTGCTTCTGCTATTGAAGCAAATACCCTTTGTCCCTGATCCTTGGCAATCTTGAAGTAGATGTGTCTTTTAGTTCCGGTCTTATCAAGGTAGCTGTATGGAGTTGTGATTATCCAGTTGTTTGTTTTGTCCCTGTCTGGAATTTCATCCCAAGCATCAGGATTAAGCAGGCTGTTTGCAAGGTAAAGCATAGTAGCAATGCCGCCAACTTGAACAACCTTGGCAGTTAATAACTTTGGATTGGTAATTCCTGCCCTGGCAATACCTCTTGTAGCCTGTATTCCGGCATTAAGATATGGCAATGCTGAATCAGCCGCCTTTGCAAGATTGCCGCCCTGAGTAAAGTCAAGATAGTTTCTTGCAATAATTGTTGCCTGTTCAGGTGTAGCACCATTTTTAATGGCTCTTCTTCTCAATGCAAGGCGTGTCATGATCTCGGAAGTGGTTCCCGTGTAGCCCATTACGGACTGTATCTGTCCTGCTTTTCCTTTTAATTTTGAAGTGAGGCGACCTTGTAGAGTCATCCATTCCATGCCTCCACCTTCGTTTATGTAATCGTCATAAGGGCCTTCTCTATTAAATGTTGCTTCTAGTACGGCCTTTAAGTCGCCCCCCGCAAGTACACTTTGAACGCCCTTAGCGGGATGCACTCCGGTAGCAGATGGTAATATTTGAGCCATATCTATTGCCATTTGCCCTATTGCTTTAGGAAGGTAAGGACTATATTCTTCGGTTGACATCCATATGAGGGCAATGTCTCTGGGGATATTCGTGAAAGCAAATTCAGGATTCAATCCGGTTGCCATCGGCTTTAATATCTTGGTTCCCGATAACCACTGGATTGCTTGCGCCTGAGACTGTAATAAAATAGGATCTTTAAATATCCACTCACTAGCAAACTCTTCAGGCATTATCAGTTCTTTATGCTTGCCATCGACCATAACGCTGATCTTTGCCCATCCACGAGGGGCAGTCTGGAAAACTGGCTTACCGTCTTTTGTGGTCTTAATTATCTTGGCTTTTCTCACCATCCCGTTATCAGGTTGGTTTTCAGCCAAATCCCATAGTGCCTGATTTGCTCTATTTTTAAATATCCTTGATTGAGTCCGGTTAATAACCTGGCTAAGAAGAAGAGAACTATCGCTCTCAACAAGCTTTTCAGTACCTTCCTCGGAAAGCTTCTTTATTCCACTGTCCGGGACCGTTATTGTTTTCCCACCTTCAAAAGCTGTTGTCATGGGGTCAATATAGTCGAGAACAACACGAGGGGAGTAATAGCGCCCTACCTTCCTGAGTCCTGCCAGTTGTTTATCTGTCAGAAGCCCATTGTCCTTAAGTTCCTGAAGCTGTTCATCCATTGTTTTCCAATAGACTTCAGCTCTCTTTTTTATCTCTGTAATTGTTTCAGAAGGTATGGCGTCAATAAGGGCTTGCATATCGGCCTTAGTCGCACCTCCAGGCATTTTAAAGTCCGGCTTATATGAAGCTATTTCGATATGTCTCTTTGCATAAATATACTGGTCAAGGTAATCATGTTGTGCCTCTGTGAGCTTCCCATAGATTTCTTTTTCTATTTTATCGGTCATCCTTAGAGCTTTTGAATGAGCGCCGCCATGAGCAATGTGACGCATAACCGCCTTTTTACCTTCGGGGCCAAGCTTATTAAGAGCGCTTTTTACATTCCCGGATACATCGACAAGGGAAGTCTTAAGCCCCCTGAAGGTCTGCTTGAGTGTTCGCTTCTTTTTTTCCAAAGAAGTTTCTCTTGCTTCCTTCAGGTCATCATATACCTTGCCTGCCCTGCCTTCTGGACGGGGAGCACGAGAGAAAAGAGGAGCTTCGTCTACTTTCTCTGTTGGAGTGGATTTAACAGCCTTCCTTTTTTTAGCTACTTTCTTCCCTTCTCCTTCTTTGACAAACTTAACCGCATCAGCAATCATATTCTTAACATCATTATCGGAAAGCTTAACATTGAGACCCATCTTCTTGAGCCACTTCCTGATTACTGCAATAACCTTCTGAATGAGGGTAGGGTCTGTGCCATTCTGTGCCATCCGTGCAAGAACTTCCTCCGCTGCTTCCTGTTTACCCTGTGCTGTCTTCGTATCAATGCCGTACTCTTCTGCAATGGCGTCAGCTTCTTTCCTATACTTCCGGTATGCCTCATTAAGTACAGGCTTGATCTCGCTTCCAAGTGTTCCGCTCAGCCCGTAATGCCCCAAAGTCTCATGAAAGACAACATCAACTATCTTTTCAGTAGAGGAAATATTATCAGCTATCAGATAAACCGATTGGCTTTTTGGGTCAAAGAGTCCTTCTACTTTGCCCTCTCCTTTTGATGCAGCGATATATTTACCCAAGTGAGGGGGTAGCTCATCAATATTCTGAACCGTCTTTATTTCAGGTTTATTTGTCCATTTATTTGTGACGATATCCGCAAAGGATTGAACGTCATCAATGGAAAATTTTTCGGCTTCCGGGGCTTGAGCTTCTTTGAATATTGAACCTACTTCCAAGGGTTTTTTCTTTTCTCCTTTCTGCGCTTTGGTATAAAGGAGACGGGGGGAAGAATCGCCATCACCTGTAGGGGTCCGTCCTTCATATTCAACTGTCCTTGGCTCAACAACAAGTTCTGCTTCGGGTAGTTCTTCGCCAAACTCCGTTGCCAGCTCATCCAGTGTTGGGGCTTCATCAGCGGGGAGAGTGTCTACAGCATCAGGCGCTACCTCTGCTCCCTCGTAAGGGTCTATGATCTCCTGTTGTGGGGCTGGCGTAGGTTCTGGCTGGCTTTTTTCCTGAAGGGCATGAAGGGGCTGCACAAGAGTAGTTGCACCAACCGTAGTCAATCCTGCCACTGCTGCGGTATCAATTAACGCTTGCCATAGTTGCTCGTCAGTGTACTTCTTTCCAAGTAACTGTTCATCAATGCCCTTCATCTCTGTATAGGTAGCGAGTAATTCCCCCGGTATATCGGCAATAACGCCTTGGGCAAGTCTGGTAATGAACTTTTTCCCCGGCGCAAGCAATAGCCCTACCGGTATTTTTTCTGTAAGGTATTCGGTAGCTGCCTGTGCTCCTGCTGCCGTGACAGCCGTTCCCATGCTATACCCTTCGTCAAGAGCTTCTGCACCCTTTTCCGCTCCTGCACGGCCTGCAAGCAAAGCAAGGACAGCCTTGCCCCTACCTACCGCTCCAGTGGTTGCCATCTCTGCAATACTTCTCGTAGCCTGTCCTGCATACTGCTTACCTTTTGAGGATACTTTGGGTTCCCAATATTTTTCAGCAGGCTTGACATAATCTTTTCTGAAACCACTTTCAGGCATATCAAGGGCCTTCCTGATCATGTGTCCACCTTCAGATACAATTTTAGGAATTGCAAGAGCGCCCTGCATTGCCCCTTTGCCAATTACTTCAAGATAGGAATCTTCTTCAGGAACCTCACCCTTAGACAACGAGGCATCAAAAGGATCTACGATACCCGATGATTCAAAGGGGTCTATTATCCCTCCTGCCCCTATCTGCGGTGGCTGCTTATCAAATGGGTCTACAATTGCCATTATCTGCCGTATTTATCTTGGTAGTACTGTTTCAAGGAATCAATACTTGCCCCCGGATTTGCCTTGGTAGCTGCCGCAAGCCATGTGTCAGGATGAGGAGGGGCTTGGATTCTCCCATCACCTGTTTGCTGTCCGCTGTCAACACTGGGCGCTGCTGATTCTGGTTGCCGTGCTTCTCTGACCTGATCAATTGCAAGTTGCCCTATCCTTTGAGCCGTTGCCGTGGGATTATCCTTTATCAGGTCGTCAATGAGCAATGTTGCTGCTGCTGCTGTTTCCTTGTCAAGCTGATAGGTCATGCCGTATTCATCTGGCTCTCTTAGAAGTTTGTCCATGTAAGCAAAGGCCGCTTTCCCTTTGCCCTGAACACTATCTCCTGCCCCACCTCCTGAACCACTGCCAGGACTCCACCTATCCCCTGTCGTACTGCTTATGGCCTTATCTCCTTGGTAGAGAGTGTCGGTCTGCTTACCGCCTTTAACGGTGCTCACCTTCTTGGGCGCACCCTTTGGGCCTACGGGAATCAAGCTTTTTGTGTCTTTGTCAAGCACTGCAACCTGTCCATCTGCAAGAGTAACAATAACTTTATTGTCCTCAGTTTTACCGCTAAACTGCATCCCCTCAAATGACTTAAAAGCCGGGTCTGATGACACATAGCGGTTCAACATATCGTTGCCTGCTTGAGGGTCAAACTTGGCTATCTCAACAATCCTGTTCATTGTTTTATCCAGCCTTGCGCTTTCTCCTTGTCGCCGTAAAGCTGCTGTACCCATCCTGCCGGTTTCTTTATCGAACCGTCCTGCTGCCCCAACCTCTTTCCCTAGTGCTCCATAAATGAAAGGCTTGGCATATCCTGAACCTTCGGCAATACCTGAGAGCGCGCTGATATTTCTTTCATGTGGATTTCTTCTTAGTAGATTAGTCCCTGCCATGTCAAACCTCCTTATCTTGCGGCACTTGCATAAATATCGTTTATGTTGACAGTGGAAGAACTATCGTTACCGCCTCCACCATACCCATAGAGAAAAGCTAATCCTGCTGCCGTATTGCTGATATTTGCCGTTCTTTGATTATTAAGCTGACTCAAAGCAAGCGCATTGCTTGTATTTTGGTTTTTGGCATTTTGAAGTAGTGCAGTTCCTCCAATTGCTGCTTGGGTAGATGCGCTTGATTGGTTTAGGTTCTGCGCTAAGTCTGCCCTTCCTCCTGCATCAAGGTAGGACAACGTGCCTAACCACTCCGCCTTATCTCTTGACGCAAGATCATGCTTGGCAAGAGTGGCCTGTCTGGAAATATCAACGTCTGCCTCTTTACGGTTCTTGTCGATCTCAGAAATAGTATCTACGTAGGCTCTTGACCCAAACATTCCTCTCCTGTTTAAGTCTTCACTCCGGGAACGCTCCTGCTTGTCAAACCTTTCATCAACCCCTTTATGGAGTTCATCGGAAAAGGTTTTGGCGTACTCTTCATAGGCAAGCAATCTATCTTCTGGCGTCTCGGAGAGATTACCAAGAAGAGTCTGCTTCATGCTATCCCGTAGGTCCCTGTCTGCTACTTTTGCATCATACCTTGTCTGCCAGGTTGTGTGCTTTTCCAAGTAATCCTGGTATTCAGGGTCATTTTGTAATATTTCTGCTCTTTCAGGTGATTCCAGCCATGCAGCGTCCCTTTCGGCCTTCCAGTCTGTTTTCTCATCTGCAAGAGTACGCTGTGCGCCGCCCCTGTACCCGTACCTAAGCGACAAGCTAGTGCCAGCACTTGGCTTGAATGGCATAAAATCATCAGGAATGGGTGGCTCTGATGATGCAGGTGGTCGTGGCTCTGGGTCTATCCTTGACTCATAGTTCCCTGTTTCCTCATTAAAGACAACCTCTGAAATCAAGTTACCAAATTCATCGTAAGTTAACTGCCCTGCTGTTTCTGGTGCGCCTCCACCACCCTTAAGAGCATCTTTGGCGTCATCATAATTTCGCTCACCAGCATAAATACTGTATGCTGTCCCAACTGCTGCCACTGCCCATGACATAATTAATCCCTCCTCATGACTGTTCTTACCGTTTTAAATCCGGCTCTTTCCCAGAATCTTTTTTTGTTATCAGAGCACTGCGTTTCCACAACCGTAATTCCTTTTTTTTTGAATCGTTGGTCATTTGCTCTGTAGAGGTTATCAGATACTACAGAGTTTCTATATTCGGGCATCACGTAGAAGTGAAACCCAAGTGCAACTACTTCACCTTTAACCGGGTCATCATGGATAAATCCATCACAAAAACCTATGACCGCTCCATGGTCCACTGCTACGGTTAACAAATATCTTCCGGTTTCCATCAACCCATTTGACTGAGTTTTCCACCAATCAACATTGGGCTTTGCTTCAGGCTCTAACTCTTTCACCATGGCAAGCCATAGGTGGACTACATCATCAGGCGATTTATCTGTTAGATATTCCATATCTACCACTTAACCCAATAGATAGTGGTGTTAGAAGCTGAGTATATTCGTGCTGTAACGGAAGTCCCGTCGGCATAGAACATGCTGCCATTGAGGGTTAGGGTGCTCCTTCGCCAGCCGCCGGAATTGATTTCTACCCTTGCATAGCCTCCCAAGTCCACCATCATATACAAGCCTTTTGTTGGGTACCAATAGCCACCCCCGCTTATAAAATAACTACCGCTACCGGATGAAGCAGTTATTTTTTGACCTGTCACAGTGCCATTATCAATATCAATGGCATTGGCTGCATCATCCATTATCAGCTGATGGCTTGTGCTGTCAATATATCCGAACCGCACCCATGCGGTGTTGTCTGCTCTTCTCATATAGGCAACATTGGGCGTTGCTCCCGTATCAATCTTTATCTGAAAAGGGTACATCGTGGAAGGGTCGCCAGCGCCGCTGCTAAGACTGGCCAGTGCTTGCAGTGAAGCATTGACTTCTGCCCTGAAAGTTACCCCTGTATTTGCATCACTTGGTGTAATGTCGAAATCTTTTTGACTCATTAAAAACCTCCCCTAACAACCTGCAAGTTCATAGCGCCAAATGAAAGTTGTTTGTCTGAAGTATTGGTAAAAATCATCTGGACTGTGTTTCCGCCGCCAAAGAGTGGCAGTCTTATTTCTGTATACGAGACTTCATCAATAAATGCAAGAGCGTCCCAATCTGTTACAGCATCTATGTAAACTATACTACCTGGCGTCACATCAAAATCAATGTACTGTTCTGCCGGTGAATCTTTCTGATCATAAATAGTCTGCAATGAAGCTGTTGTTGATTCAAGAGGATAAGCCAATAGCTGCATAATCTTAGGATAAACCTTAGCTATCTTTGATATGATTATGTGCGCTGTTTCCCACCTGTAGACCGGATTAGTCCCTGCAAAATCATAGCCTGAATCATATGTATAAAGAAAACCCGTACCGCAAAGCCGCAAAGCTCCGTCTGCCGTTGCAAACATTCCAAGGATATCACCACCGACCATACGGCCCCATGCTTTCCATGTATAGCTGTAAATCCTTACTATCCCATTAATAAGAAATGCTAACCATCCGTATTTAGGGTAATGAGCTACAGAAGTATTCCCTCCTGCCGCAATGTCAGCCCTTAAATCTGGGTCTATCTTTTCTGATAGGTCAGCAATGTTCAGGCTTCCAGTTGTAACCGTCTGCCTTAGTGACTTAATGCCCGATCCGTAAATAAAAGCCAAATCAGAACCATAGGAAACAATAGCGTCACTGTTGATAACACCAGCGCCCTCTATCTTCTGAACAATAGCAAAGTCTCCTGAAGCTGTAGGGTCTGAACCGGAATAAATAACAACATGATTCCTGAAGAAAAAAACCAGTAAGTCAATATAGGTCACAATGTCAAGAAGCTCATCACCCCTTCCCAGTACATATTTGAAGTCAATATATCCGGCATCTGCAGCTGTAGTATAGTCTTCTGCTGCGTTCAAGGCTGAATGCGTGGCAAGCATCTTATCCGTTCTCTCGATTATCCAAACCCTGTTTTTATGGACATGAGACTTAAATCCAGTTGCTGGCGGTGTTCCTCCAAGGTTTGAAACTGTAGCGCCATCATACTTCATCATGGCATCAACACCATTTGACATAATACAAAGATCGTTAATTTGGCTGAAGTAAACTTTTGCACTGGCATCAAGCCCTGTCTTGATAGCAGACAGTTCGCCCGTTCCAAGAACCTCATAGATGGTTCCGTTGCCTGCCGTAAGCTCTATGATAGTCCCATCTGACTGCTTAAATTCAAAACCTGACAATAGCCCATCACTCACATCAGAACTATTAACCTTGATATATCCAGGAATCTTAGAAACGGCTCCATCAGAAAAAACATGGCAGTTCTGTAGAAGCTTTGAATATTTTGGCTTCATATCCGAAGCAGGGTATATAAAAGCTTCTCCTCCGGTAAAATCATCATAAGGAACATGTCCGGCTCTATTGCTCATCAGATAGCCTCCACATCGCCCCAATTAGATTCTGAATTTGTACCCATCGAAAGTCCAAGCTTTGCCTGAAATAAACTTTGATCAAGTCCGGCACTATCTCCCTGATTATCAAGAGCAAGATATTTAGCCCCAAGCTCAAGAACATCACCATCAAGGAGCGAAACATCAGTTCCACTGATAAGCCTTTCGGGTTTTTGTAACAACTCAACGTCAACCGTATATATTGCATCGGGTGTGGCTGCAAGCTCCACAACCAAGGCCCTACCTGCCCTCCCGTAAATACGGTAAATAAGTGGCTGTGCCTGGGTCGTCCCCTGGTTCCTTTTGTATGCCCTGAAATCCTTATCAGGATATCTTACTAAGGGCTGGGATGTTCCTATTTGAAGGTGTCTAAGGGTATCGACCTTTGAAGTATTGGAAGGATAAAGAGTGTAGGCGCTGATACCCACAACTGTATTAAAGGAGAAGCTCAACTTCAACTCATCAAGCACCCCTGCTTCCATTATTATATCTTGAGTTTTGTTCAGGAATGACAGTATCAATGAGGCATGGGCTTCGGCGATAGTTACAGCCTGCGGCATCCTCAATTCTTTCTGAACATTCTTGACCATATCAAGTGCAGTCTTGCCCCTTGATGGAGAATAAATGTCCTCCGTGCTTACAATCTGAGCATCAGCACTATCATAAACATAGATAATGTATAGTCCACCCTCAGAAGGGGAAGAAGAGCCGCTTGCAGTGTAGGTTCCGGCATCACCTTCCGTTAAGGCAAGATCACAGTCTGTTGTTGCGGCTGCAATCCAGGCCGTTCCAACTTCATCCCACCAATAGCTATCGGCTTTGCGCTGTACACGGGCATAAAGCCCGGGCTGCCCTTCTAAGCCCCTATGAGTAATGGCATACATAATTTATATTATCTCCTTTGAAAAGGGATTCTCTGGGCATCCCTGGCAACCAATTCCATGCCCTCTTTATTCTCAAGCTCTCTCTGCTCGTAAATGGTTTGCTTCGCATCATCAAGAACCCGTACAATATCAAGGGGAACTTTTACCCATTTATCCCTCTTTATCTGATAGACATATCCACCGATGGAAGGAGTAACATCATCCTTCTCTGTTTCAGTGGAAGGGATCAAGACCTCCACTTTTTCCTGACTGTTAAGAAGCTCCTTTATGGTCTTAGTCCTTTGTGACTTTGCAGGGAATTCTTTGACTGCGCCCTTGTTCTCTCCAAGTACCTTCGGCTTTACCTTCTCAACCTCGCTGGGTACAGGCTTTTCAGCCTCAATCAGGGCAAGCGCCTTGCCTCTCATGTCAGAACTGATATTAGGAATTCCGGTCAAGGCTTCAAGGTTTTCTACCTTTGGTAGTCCGTCTATAGTAAATAGCCCTTTATTCTCTTGGTCAAGTTCTTTTATTGCCTCGGCAATAATCTCTATTGACTCCTTCTCGCTTTCGCTCATCTGTCTTTCCTCCAGTTAGTGTTAAAAGGTAAAGGGGGATTGCTCCCCCGTTACTTACTATCTATACGCCTTGTAAAGCAGTGTTTCACCACTGACATTCACATCTGTATCGGCTCCGATGGTAAAACCATCACTGTACCCGGCTTCGGTTCCAACGTACTGGCTAATACCGTTTGCAGTAATCTTCTCTTCACCTCCAAGTGAGGATAAGCTGTAAAAGGTATCCGTAAGGTGTCCAGCGCTAAGCAGGTCCGTACTGGCATCAAAGTCAGTTGATCCGGCTGCAACGGCAAGCCTTAGATATCCTATTGCTGTTTCGCCTGCTGGAGTGGAAGGAATTACCGCATTGCCTGCACCATCTGCAATAGCTCCCATTGTCAGAACAGGTGTGCCATCTGCCTGTAACGATACAAGATAACAAGCTTCCTGAACAAGAACGGCATCAGCAGCAATATCATGAGTAGTGGCCGTAAAGCCCACTTCTGCTGCTGTCTTGGATTTGAATATTCCTTTGTTGAGGAAAGCAGTGGTGCTTGCTATCCTGACCTCGGCTGCGCTTGTCGTACCTATCACAAGCCCCGGAGTGGACAGACAAACATTTCCAGCCGCCTTGTGCGCTGAAGCTGCGGCCATACCGTTTTGCCAATTCATAGAAGGTTTAGCAGGGTTTTCGCTGTCAATATTTACGACCTCTACCCTGTCTGGCAAATAGCCAATTTCTACATTAATTGCTGCGCCGGTTCCTTCAACCGTGCCTATCGTAATGTCTTCATTCATCTTACTATTCCTCTCTTTCTTGTTTAAAGAAGGGGCTTTTCAGCCCCCGGTTAACTACCCTTTGGCTGCGGTTTCAACTCTAAGCATCCAAAGATCATTGAGGATCACAGTAGCAGTTCTGGTTTTCCAGCCTGCGGTCCCTCTCTGGGCAAGTGGGTCGCTAGATGTGGACTGTCCTACGCTATTAAGGTAGGTGCTCACTGCATTCTTTCCGGCAAAAGGAACAAGACCATAAGCATCCTTACCAAAAATAAGAATTGGGTAAATATCGGCCTGTGTGCCTGTGGTGCTCATCGTGCTATTCGTTGCGGCTGTGCCACCTGCATCTGCCCAAGGCTCAACGTTATTATCAAAGACAAAACGAAGCTCACCAATAGCACCGGCCTCACCTTCAACCATTCCCTTTTGTGCCGGATATTCACTAACCGGAACCCAGTCAGTCATTTGCTCAAGGTCGGGCTGCATATCAGAATGACAAACTGCAATATAAGAGGCTGCAATAGGGCTTGTTCCTACGCCTGTGCCGCCCTTGATGTAGCTTGACATTCTTTTTGCTTCCTGTGCCTTCAAGATACGGATAACGCTTCTAAGGTCGCCCCTCGTTACAACATTATCAACTGTAACCCTTGAGGTCTTGCTGTCGGCATAAAGTACATTCGTTCCGGCCTTAAGCACTCCTGCTCTCAGTACATCAAGAGTTTCTCCGGCCTGCTCACCAAGGATATCAACTGTTTCCTGAACAACCGGATCTTCGTGGTTGTCAACAATAACATCAGTATGTGTCACGTAATCACCATATTGCTTGGTAGCAACGACAATATCTGTTTTGGTGAGAATTTTGCCTGTTGGCGTAACACCCTCAGTCAAGGGAGTGGTGGCATTTGCAAGCTTGTTGTAACGCCTAAAGCTCACCGATAGACCTGTCTTTTTCGGCAACGGCCTTGACTGTCCAAATTGCCCCAAAATATTATTGGGCATTGCTCTTTTGAGCAATCTTCTGTCTACATGCACCTGTGTTCGTGGTGTAATGTCAGAATATTTCATTGTAGCCATCTAACTTCTCCTATTTTCCGGCCTTCTCTTCTGCCTCTATCTTGTCCCACTCGTCACTATAGGTCCCTTCTGTTTCCTTGGTCTTCAGTAACGGCGAACCAGAACCGGCTCTCAAGGTCTGGCCATTAGTTAATTTGATATTTTTCTCAGTTTCTTCCTGTGCTCTTATGCGCTCTGCTTCACCAGAACCTTTACTTTTCTTAAACTCGGTAAGAGCATAGGAAATGTCTTGAGGGTCACTGGACTCAAGAGCCATAAATCTAAGCCCCTGCGTTTGCTTCTCTGCCCACTTAAACCATTCAACATCTCCATCTACATTCTTGCCCGTCATGATAGCGTCAAAATCAGGATGATTCTTTACGATCTCCGGCTTTACAACTGTATTGAAATTAAGAAGAGCGGCTTCTTGTGAGTTATGTGCTTCAGCATCCTTATTGCCTTTCTTGATGGTTTGTACCTCGGTGGTGAGTCCATCAATAGTTTCAAGGAGCTTATCAAAGAGCGGCCCCCCTTCAGGGTAGTCCTCTTTGAATGCCTTTGCTGCCAACACAAGATCACCGTTCGCTGCATCCGCTTTCTTCTTCTGGTCTTCAACTTCTTTAGCGGTTGCATCACCCTTTTCAAAAGCCTCAACTTTTCTCCTGAGTTCTGCATTCTCTTGTGAAACCTTAGTGGAATGAGACTTAGTATCATTCAGAGCTTTGGTCAGTGAATCAACATCACCATGAGAATTGGGCTTTTCTTCTTCGCCAGCTTTTTTTTCTGGGGCCTGAATACTCTCTTCTTTCTTTTCTTCAGGTAATCCCTCTTTTTTCGCTAAGTCCTTATTGCCCTCTTCATCTTCAACCTTGTCCCACTCTTCAGATAAAATCTCCTCCTCGTTAAGTTCTTCGCCTTCGTTCGTTTTTTCCTCTTCCTTCTTTTCTTCTCCCATGACACTTCCTCCATCTGGGGCCTCTCTTGAGGTAATCCCTATTTATATTTTCCGGGCCTCTACTGAGGTAATCCGGTTACTTCTTTTTCCTTCTATATTCCTGATCCTTTACAACTTTCCAAATTATGTAGTCTGGATGATCCTCCTTTTCTTTTTTCTTGTTTAAGAAAATACATACATTAATCTTCAGTCCTGCTATTTCAAGGAATCCACCTAAATACACATCCTTGTCTTTACTCTCTTTTTGCCACAAGCCGCCTATCTTCTGGAGTCCCTGTGAACTTTTAGCCGCTTTTTTACCTGAAAGCCATGCGATATAATCAGGTTGCTTGCCTTTGGCTTTTTTTTCATTCAGGAAAATGTTGATCCTTACCTTTGCCCCGTCAACCTCAACAATCCCGGTAAAGTAATCATCTCCAGTCTCTTCATGCTCATGCAGCCAGCAAGCCCCTGTTTTAGCTAACGACATTTAATCTTCCTCCTCCGCTTCCTCATCAGCAATCATCTGATCAGGCAGGTCAAGTACCCACTGCAAATCCTCCCTTGCACCCTGAACCTTCCTAAAGGCCGCTTCATCCTTGGCACAATCATACTCTTTGGCTTTTTTGTTAAAGCGTTCCTCTATTGCAGCCATGAATCTCTTAAAGCTGTGCATTTGTTGTAGTTCGGATACTGACATTAAATGTCCCTCCCTGGCGTCAAGGGTGATACGTGGGAGGACGCACTTGCCCCCTCTACACCATCAGGAGGGATAACTATATTTTCACGGTTTTGATCTGGCTGAATACCAATGGCCTCTAGTATCTGCGATTGCTCATTAGGTGTTATAAGTGGGAATAATCTATCTAAGTCCACCATCTCCCTTATGTCTTTACCCTGTGAACCTCTCTTTGCCATCTCTGCAAAAATTTCCTCAATTTCTTCATCTGTCCTCATTCCGTCAACTTCAAGAATTCTCTCAACTTCCTTCATGAGTTTAGGCCGGTCCTGCATCATGGCATCCTGTGGATTACTGCCAGTGATTTGAAGGAATCTTAAGATATTTTCAAGCCTGATCTCTTTGGCAATCAATGAATCTGTGCCAGTGGCTTTTACCTTTACTGGTAAATTAAATCCGCTTTCCATCTCTGTAAACCATGATACAAATGCCTCAACTATAGGCTCAACCCAAAACCTGTCTATGTTCTTCAAGGCAGGCTTAAGGTTGATATTGACTGCATTCATTAACATGCTCATTCCTGTAGCTGTCTTGTTTAGAAAACTTGCCTGCTCTCCATGAGTATATTTGGGTATGCCGGTTTCCTCATCGGCAAACCTTTCAAACATCTCAATCATTTCTTTTATCCCATGGGTAACATCGTCAATCTTTACGCTCTTAATAACCTCATCAGGAGAGTAATTCCCTTTTGTGTACCAAACCTTACCCGGATAAACTTTATTGTTTTTGGTTCGCTTGGTGTCAACTCTGTCCATGTTGATACCAACCATTCCAGCGCCAGACAGGGCTTTATTGTCTATGTAGAGTCTTGCCCCAGAATTAACCATCTTCTGCGAATCCCTCATTGACTCGGCAATGCCTATTCCATAAATTGTGTGAGGCTTTTTCTTGTAAGGACAAACATAAAACGGCCTACGATTTAAAGGGTTTAGTGCGGCCTTGATAATTACTCCATCAGCGGCAAGAACAACAAGCCCCTCTACCAATTCCCCTGCCTCAAACTCCATATGTTCGGGGATATCAGCGCCAGCGGCCTTAAGTAGGTCAATATCAACAATGCCCCAAAACTCCATGACGCTCACTCTCTTGTCTTTAGGGTCGTCATCCCCTATGTAGAGTTCTCCAAGCTGTATATTCCTCTTGTCATTCTCATCATTGATAGTTGCTCTGGTGGCTGCAAGCCTGACATTTTCGGCATTATATCCACCCTGATTAGCCAACTTGAGGAACTGGCTTGGAAGTAGCCTTTGAAAATGGATTTCCGCAATAGAATCCCTTGCCCTCTTTGCATTTATATCAACGTAATATTCCCATAAAGGCATGTGGTCAATAATTGGCACATGAACGGTCTGCTGTCTGTACTCAAAAGGATTGATAGAAGGGTCGATCTCTGTAGCAGGAATACCGCCTATCATTCTCTGCGTGGCAACCATTTCTTTCTGAACGTCAACTATGGGTCCCTTCAGTACTGCCGTGCCAAGTATGGCCAGTTCAAGTACTGCTGAATCAAGAATGTCATCAAGCTCTATCTTTTTGAAATGTCCTTCAAGCTTTAACTTGAATTTATTTACCTGCTTTTTAATGTCCTCCATGTCTGCATTTTCAGGAAGGTCTATTCCTGAAAGTTCAAAGGGTAGCTTCCCATCACCTGGCAGGGCTGCATCAATGATCTTTGCATGTGCTGTTTGGCATTTAAGAGGAGTGAGCCGTATAAATATTTTACTCTTACCATCCGCTCCCTCTGTTTCGCTCCTCCAATTCTTATCGGCTTGGTACTGAGAGAGGAAGTTATACCAGCACTCTTCCCATATTTTTTCTATGGTATTTTGCCTTGCGCTGGCAAAGGACTCAAATATGTCCTTGCAGTAGCTTACAAGATCGGGATTATCCAACGCCCCACCTGACGCTGCTTTTTGTTTTTCTTCAAATTCAGATCCCATTTAATATCCAGCCTCCGGGTCAAGTGGTTTCCAACCATCATCATCGTTCATATCGTCAAGATCGTCCTCAGTCTTCGTATATTCAGCCATAGGCTCCGCAAAAGTCATAATGTGGGCATCGGCCTTATTTGGAGAGGTTGCACTGTCAGCAGTGGCCTCCTTGAGCCGTTTTTTCATACCGTCTTTACTCTCTATGACAATAAGACCTTTTGCTGTTATAGCGTATTTCGGTGTTGTTAGCTCTCCAAGAAGATCACTGTCTGAGTTATCCCAAAGTTTCCCTCTCCTCATTTCCAGCCAGTCCCGAAAATTTCCCCAAAGCTCATCCCTTAACTTCAGATAAACATTTGGCTGCGTCGCCGGTGATTCAGAAACATTTACAGGTGTGACGGGATAGTTTCGTTCATAAAGCCTGTCAAATACCCCGGCGCCCACTCCGATAGTATCAATGAAGATCATTTCCGGCTTTTCCTTGTTCGCCAAGTGAGCCACATAGTTTGCAGTCTCCATCGTTGACTTACCTCTAAGTATATGATAGGGAAGGAATTCATCACCCTGCCTTATAGCAATAACCGTGTCATCATCACCGTATCTGGCAACATCAACGCCGAAAACTTTTGGCAACTGTTTTTGGCTGGGTATCTCTCTGATAAGCGAATCTTCAACAAGGTCATAAGGAATAAATGAATCCCCGTCCCTTAGTGGAAATTTCCCCAAAACTCTGACACGGTAAATATTTGAATCAATACCGTACTTCCTGGAAATACGCCTTGCGTATGTTGGTGGAGCTATAGGGCTATCAAGGCAACTCCACTGAAAGGTCGTGTATTCATCTTTGATTTTATGGTGGGAATGATAGAAAGTACCTGTAAGCCTTGTAGGATTGGCGCACATAAGTTCTTTTGTTTCGATTATTCCATGTGCTCCATCAGCTACCTCAAAGATTGCCTCCGGTACTCCGCTGGCCTCATCAATAACTCTCAGTACATAATCAGCATGAAAGCCCTGGAGAGCTTCAGGATTTTCTTTGGTTGCTGTTCTGGCTGCGGCAAACCACTCTTCGGGATATTGCTTATGGAAAAACTTTTCTTTTGTCCACTCAAACCTGTGGGCAAAGTATGAACCGGCTCCCGATCTCAACATCATCCGGTGAACCTTGGATATTTCAGCCCAAAGGATATCATGCAATTGGTGCTTACTTGGGGCAGTGCAAGGAATCTTAGGGAAAAATCTGAAATTCATATAGTGATGAACTGCTACGGACTCAATAAAGCTCTTGCCGCACCCATGGCCTGAAGCAATAGAAATATGGTCATTAGTGTCCATGGCCTTGAGAGCATCCCCTTGCTGATCCGTAGGGGTAATGCCAATGATGTGCTTGCAGAATCCTACACGATCATTTTCAAACTCACGCATGAACTGAAGAATTTTGCCATCTTTTTGATCTGCTGCTAATGCACCCAATCTTTTCTCCTTAAACGCAAAAAACCACCTGACGCTTACCGCATCAAAGTGGTTTTTACCCTCGCGTATTACCGAGGGGGAAACAATTATGTTTAAACTAATTAACTATCTAAAAGCTCTTTAAGCTTGTTCGTTACTCCATTTAAAAGTCTTATAATTTCTCGTAGTAATTTTTTCTGTACAGTATTTAAAGCCATAACTAAAACACCATTCCAAATCCGCCTAGTTTGCGCCTCTCTGCCGACAACCCACCTAAACCTATTACTAAGCCATTTCCACTATTATAAATTTCTCCAATTTCTCCCGTGGCTGTTTGGCCTACACTTATTCCACCATCTGTTAGAACGCTATCAAATATTCGAGGGGTGTCTATATACCCGTCCCATTCCTCGCCACTACCTTGCTCAGACCGTCCTATATAATTTTGGCTATAAGCGAAAGAATTTAATGTTTTGGTTGCCCCTGCAACTAAAACCCCGTTTACATATAATTTTACAAAATTACTTGACGACACGCTTACAGCAACATGCACCCACTGGGCCAGAGGTATTAAATTAGGGTCTTGTAAATTAGCTGCTGCGCCGCCACCTGAGAACATGGCTTTTTTTTGGAAAATTACTATACTGCGCCTTGTCCCGCCCCCCGCATAGGGTTGCTCGCCCCAGTTTAGTATTGTGTATGCGCTAGACCCTATACCTGCATCCGCCCAGGCCCACGCGTCGATAGTAAAGTCATTCTTTAAGTCGAGCGTTGCCGGATAATCAGCTATAAAATAATCGTTTAACCCGTCGAATAAAGCTGAATGCGTCCCTAGCTTTTTGACACTAGAGGAATAAGTAGGGCCGAAAGCAGTAGCATGGTTAAGGCCAATGCTATCAAGACCATTGTTGTCAAATAGCCATTGGGCTATACACTTATCTACAAGAGCCACTACACCAATACCTTAATCGTCGTTGGTATATCCGGCTGAGACTCAGCTTCATCATGCCTGCAATCAGTTTCATACAATTTATTGCCTGCCGTACCCGTGTGAAAGAACCCTGGAACTGAATTTAAGGATTCACTGAAATTAGTCCTGCTTTCTTCTGTGTTAAAAAAAAGAGACCAACTTAAAGTATCAACACTCTCCATATTTGGTGACCGCGTTATTTCATTCCTTGCCCCGCTTCCATGATACAGATGTGAATCATTTATATCTGGCAGTGCAGCCTCCAAAGCATCAAGAAAGGTACTGTCATCACTTGATATGGATGTCCTTGAATAGTAAATCATTTGCCGTATGCCCTCTTTAACCTGCTAAGCTCTGCTTCGATAGAAGCATTATTAGAACCATCTTTATTTTTCCAAAGGGTGGCCCTAAACCATCCGGGCCTTTTGCCAACAAGATCAGAAACCTCTATCTTGTATCTCATCTTACCGAAAGCACTGGAGAGTGGATTTAAGGCCCTTACAGGCTTTATGTGGTGCAATTCATACATCTATTATCCCAACCCATTAATATGCAACGTCCCACCTGCAGAGTCCTGAATAACCGCTATCCTCGTATGATCTCCGCGTGTGTAATACCGTGTTGTATCAGCAGGCAGAAAAAAATCTGTAGTAGTAGCAGTCACAGTATCATCACTCAGGCTTATATAGCAGTCGGTATCAGAAAATAATTCAAGAATTGCCACACCGCTATCAAAGTCGCTGGTAGACCTGGCAGAAGCAGCCCCTACCGTTATCTTGTCACTCCCTACAGTACCTAAAGCTCCCTGTATTGGGTTCCCGTTTCTATCTAATGCCAAGCCTGTCTTCATCTCTTTCCTCCTTGATTTATGGGTACCACGCTCCCATTGTCTATTCCCTCCTTCTTAGCTTCGGCCTGCCTCTCTTCATGTATCTTCTTCAGAGCATCATCGGCGTCCGTATGTTCGCCTTTATCCTTATCGGACTCAAACCTATGATCTGCAATAACCTTGTCAGCAAAGAGTTTCTTGTAAAGCTCAGCAGCCTTCAGCCGGTCACTATGTTTTACCTTCAAATCAATCTCTATAGGGTTCCCGTCCTTATCAAAAGCTTTGGCAATATTTTCCTTCTCTTTGCCCTGGATCATCCTTAGAAGATAGAGCCGGATAATCTGCATATCCTTGATAATGCTCTTCTCGATAACCGCCAGTAATTTATGACGGGGAAGTTTTATTTCTTTTGCTTTGACAGTCATTAGTCGCCCGATACCTTAGCCTATTAAGTTATTTATGTATTCAAGGGGCAAGGGGAGTATATCACTCCAAGGGGTCAACCTACCTCAACGCTTTCACCTCATGGGACTAAATCACAAGTCACAGCTATCATGCGCCCGTTTCAGGACACATCCTGCCCCTTCAATACATAATCATATACAATTACCCCTACACCCACACGCGCGTAATGTCAAGAAATATATCCACAGAAGAAAAACCTCTTCTTTTTGAAAAATTTATTTTTAGAAGGAAGGTCTTCATGGGCAAGCCTTGTAAACCTCAGAATTTTTCAGGAAATTTTTCCCAACAAGACCTTCTTTGGTGGATGTAATAAGTGAAAAAACAGTCTCATCAATCCCTGCGGCTTCGTCAATCCGAAAGTTTGGAAATGTCGGGGGT